CGAACAGGCGATGATTTCACCCAATTCGCAAAATCTTGGTCATTCACAATCTGACTGTAGTCAGGATGATCTTGCGTTAGCTTCTGCTGAATCTGCATCCTTTTGAAATCCACACCCGCTTGACGGGCGGCAAGAACATCAGGATGATTATCAATAGTCTTCTGAACTGCCTTCTGTGGATTCTCAAAGAAATCTACTTCAGGCTCTTCCTCTCTAATAGGTTGTTGCTTTGAACTGAGGTTCTGCTTAATAAGTTCGTCTGCCAACTTCCTTACTTCTCCAACCTCTTGCGCTTGCTTGCCAATTAGCTTCTCAGCTTCTTGGTGCATCCGAACAATGTCCTCCAGACTTTTATCCCTGTATTTATCAGGGAGTCCAGGGCTTGCTGGCGCAATGGTGTCAGATAGCTTGGATTCTTCAGCTTCCAACTCACTTTTCATCTCAGGTTCATTATCAATCAACATATTTTCCCTTTTCCTGCCGTTTTCGGTTGTAGGAGAATCAACTCGGCGTTTATGCTTGTGAGTTGTGCTTTTGCTCCCACTTCAATTGATCTAGGTGTTTTTTCTCGAACCTTCCATGCTCTGATGGGAAAGAACCAGACCACCCTTCTAATTTGAAGTTAGGAGCAGAAAGAATGCGGTTAGCTGTTTCACCGCACTCGCACCTAAAACTGATCGACTCATAATCAGTCAGTCTTTCGGTTTTATGCCCGTTTACACAGGCAAAATCAAACATTCTTTTCATTTAGTTCCTCGTATGCTCTCTCGCTGACCTCTTTCAAGGTTTTCAGCCAAGTAAGTATAGAAAGTTCGCCTTTTTTGAATTGTAGGCTTTGTTCGTCAAGGATAACAGATATATTATTCAACGATGAGATCATGGTGTCAATATCTTCCACCAAGTCTTTCCATCCATCACTTCCCATCATTGAGAAACGATCTTCGTAATACTTTTGTAGGTCAGGAGTCACAAGTTTCCTTAAAAGAACATCAAAAAGTTACTGTTGCTACCACTTAACGCGGCAAATGTCCACCCTGTATTGTTTCCCGCATTGACGTTTGTCGCCGAAGTTGCATCCCAAGTTGCCCCGCCAGTAGCAGCAGAATCTTGAATGGATAGGTATGTCACAGTGTTTGTGCCGCTTGCATCCGATATGGTTGCCTGTGTTCCAGGCGTTGTGCTTTGTAAGTATTTCAGCGTTGCGCCTGATGTGACAAACGAACCCACGGTGCTGGTAGTCCCCGCCGCTAATTTCAATGTGCCAAGACTGAATGTCAATGCACGGCTTGAGCCAAGGGTTAAAGCATCTGCACAAGTTATTGTTGTGGCGCTATTCCCATTGATTGCGATGGGAAAATCTAATGTCTTGGTGTTGCTGGTAATTGTTTGTGTACCGCTTGTTGCGCTAAATGACATTGCACTTGCACTAGCAGTAAGCGTCATGCCCGCTGATAGCGTTAGGTTGCCATAAATAAATGACCCACCCATTGTTCCCAACGTACCTGCATACCCAGTAAAATTTACATTCCTTGCTGTGTTGCTGGATGTTGCTAAAAACGTCAGTGCATACGTTCCGCCAGTAAAATTAAAACTAATAGAGTTTGCTTCTGATAACGCGCCGGGCGTTACAGTAATAGCAGTAGAACCAACACTTGTGACGTTAACTACCGGAGTACCAGTTATGGTTAAGCTTGTAACCGTTGACGTAGTCCATGCAGTACCTGTACCTGTACAAGTAATATTTCCTGTGCCAAAAGCAATTGTTCTAGTGTTGGAGTTGCTTGAATTAAATAAACCTGTGCTTAGTGTGTACGACTGAAGGTCTAATGTGCCTCTGGTTAATGTCGTTGTGTTTGTTGCGCTTGTTGTAAAAGCATCTTGCAAAGTAACTGAACCACTTGGGCTGTTAACTGTTATAGGTTGAGTAAATGCCTTACCAGCGCTTGTGATTTGTTGTGTTGTGCGCCCTGCAAAAGTAATTGTTGAAAAACCTGATGTTGTTATGCCTGTGCCATTTATCCAGTTTCCATAAATTGCTGGTGAAAATCCTCCTGTTGCCAACGTCATAGTGTTTGACGTTCTAAGCGACATATCTATTGTGCCGATGTTGTAGCTAGCGTTAATAGTTGTTGTTGAACCTGATGCAGGGTAGGTTGCCGCAGGAAATACAGCTGTATCTTGTGCTAATGGAAACATAGTTGCATCTAATGCGCCACCAGATGTGGCAGACCATGAGCCTGAACCTGTTGCTCCCCAATCAGCAGAACCAGTCTGCCCATAGTAAACGGTCTTGGCCGCAGGAAAAGTAATACCGCTGTTTCCTTTGCAATCCCCAAGCCTTGTTCCAGAGGCAGGGGATGCCGCCCCTGCAATAGTTATATCTCTAAAATCAACATCAGTTAAAGATACTGCCGCACAAGTTAATGTGCGTGAAGTTCCAACAGTACTAGAAAAAATTTGTGTGCGAGAAGGTGCGCCAATAGACGCACTTACTGTAAATGTGCCGTTAATCGTTTGGTTTGCACCAATGTTTACTGTACCAACATTAACAGTAGTTTTGCCAGTTATAAATAGATTATTAAATGTATTTGCGCCGTTAATAGTTACTAGATTTGTATTTCCTGAAAACGATACGTTGTAATAAGTTAACCCGCCACCCTGAAATCCAAAAGTTCCGAAAGTGCCATCTATTGTTGATGTTCCTGCATTAAATGTAAGATTTGTAGATGTAGTAAATACAACAATATTAGTTGATAATGATAAAGTAACAGTAGATGCATTAAGATTTATTGTTCTTACGTTTGAATTACTAGATGAAATAGCACCAGCAGTTACAGCATAGTTTCCTGATGATGAGGTATCAAATGTCCCATTTGTGACTGTAAGTGTGTTACCCCCGATATTAAGCGCCGAGCCAAGTGTCCAACCACCACCGACACCATTAAAAATTATGCTTGCACCAAAAGCAACGCCATTGGTAGTTACAGTCTTACCCGTTGTTGTAGCGTTAAAAGTGGTTGTACCCGTATATGTGCGGGTAAAGTTTGTGGCTTGAAATGTAAGACTACCTGATACTGTCAAGTCAATACTTGTGCCCGCAAGCGTCATAGTTCCATCAAGACCTGACGCTGTAAAGTCATTACAGACCCTTGGCGTGTTTGCCATGGTGACTGTAAATGCAGTAGTTCCTACGTTGGAATTTGCGTCAAAGAAAACATTGTCTGCTGCGGTAGGGACAGAAAAGCCGCCCAATCCACCAGATGAATCAGACCAATTGACTGTGTTGGTGCTACTCCAAGAACCTGTGCCCAGAATCCAATAGCGATCAGCCATGCGTTACTCCGCAATCACAGGATTGCCATCAGCATCTAGTACAACATTCCCATCAGCATCTAGCACATAGTTTGGTGGGGGCGCAGTAATTACAGCAAGCCAGTTATCAAACCTTTGCTGTTGCATGGCATCGATTTCAGCTTGTGTTAGCCCGTGATCGTCAGGCAAGTGCAAGGCATCTGAGAATGTGCCGTATTGGCTTGAGAAAGAAAAATCGATCTTCATGGTCATGCCTGTGTGGTTACTGCAATCACATCCCAACGTGTATTGTTAGCGTTGTATATACAACCCACATACGTTGTTTTGCTTGCTGTTGTCGTTGTTGGCAAAGTTACGCCAATGATTGTAAAAGTTGCATTCCAAGTCAATGCCCTACCAGTTCCATTGTCCAAAAGCCTAAATATCAGCTTCTCTCCATTTGTGGGAGTGCCGATAGGCGCATTGATTGTTAGTGCTGATGCCAGGGCTGTATATGCGTAAATGTCTCCAACAGACACATCAGGAGTTAAAGTGGTAGCAGTTGCTGCCGTAACAAATCTTGGTTGAATGCGTTTATTGGTTAAGGTTGCAACTCCTGCCTCGCTAATTCCAGAACCACCAGAAGTAACAAGTTTTATTCTCTCTGCTAACTCAGGTGCAACTACCTCACCAACATTCAACTCTTTACCTGTTGACAAAGTAATAACCAAAGACCCATCAAAGTCAATCTTGGCATCTGTGACAGAAACACCATCTACGCCATCTTGACCATCTACACCATTTTTTCCATCACGACCATCACGACCATTGATGCCCTGCTTTCCATCCTTGCCATCTTTACCATCTCGACCTGCTAAACCTTGTGCGCCTTTAACAATCTGTTTGCCTTTTTCTTCTAGATTTTGATTTAGTTCACTAAACCTTGTCTCAACTTCAGTTTTAATTTTTTGTAAGGCTTCAACTACAAATTTAGCACTGGTACTTGCTCTTTCTTTTTGTTTTACTTTGCTGTTTTTAATAGATTGTTGAATAGAATCAAGCAGAGCCATTTGCTCATCATGACTCATGCTTTCTACTTGAAGATTTTTGACAATGTTATTGTTGTCCATTTTTAAATTCCCTTGTTAAATTACTAAGGAATTGATCTTCAAAATCAACCATGTTTTGATCTGTTTTTGACATCTGCAACTCAACAATCTTGGACTTGTTCTTGATGTCAGCTTCTTTCAGCATCAAGTCCGCAATCTTGACCCGCTTATCAAACTCCCTTTGATTGGCTTCATCCTCATTAGGTAGATTCTTGGTCAAAGATGCACTCATCTTGGCTTGCACTTCTTGAGGCATCAACTGTGTTTCAACCTGCAACTTCTGTGCTTCTGCCCGATTCTGTTCAGCTTGAGTAGTTTGAACTGCAATCTGAGCCTGTGCCGCTTGAAGTGCCAACTGCTGTTGTACCTGGGCCATCTCATCTGCTTGCGGATTAGGTTGGCTCATCTTGTCCAACTGCTCCATCAATTCATAGCGGTTGGTCAGGGAAGAATTAGCCAAAACACCTTTCAGAATCAGTGGCAACACAGGAGTATTAGGGCCAAGGGTCTGGAGCAAGCCAATGAACATCTGTTGCTCATGCTCACGGGCAATGATGCCAAGGGTAGCAGTAGGAATGAAGGTCATGTCCACAGAGGGGTAACGCTCTGGGTCAAACTGCATATACCTGAAAGCCGCCTTCTGGATGAAGGGGATCAGGAAGTCTTCTTGGAAGTTCACCAGAGTACGCTTGTACTTCTTGATGATGGTGGCAATAGCCATAGACATACCGCCTTGGCCCATGTCTCTAGCACCAGCACTGACCATGCCTTGAGAATCCAAAGTTCCCGTGGATTGCAGGAGCATTCGCTCAAAATCCTTGGCGGTGGCTAGGTTGTTGCCATCAGTCTGACCAAACTTGAAGGGATACAGAATCTCTGAAGGTGCGCCATTGGTGAGAATGGCTTTCCCAGGCTTGACTTCAAACTTAGCGCCACGGGGCAAACGGGTTGCATCCATTGCAATCATGGGGCTGGTGGTCAGCGCCAATGAATCCAAGTGAGAACGAATCTGAGCATCAATAGCCTTTTGCATGTTGAAGGCTTTTTCCACTGTCCCACGGCCTAAAAGACGATTGGGAACAGTGTCATCCTGATAGGTCAGAACAGGGCGATCCTTCATCATGTAAGGATTTGCCTCTGCTTTGAGCAACTGCCCATCGTTGGCAATCACGACAATGGCCTCAACCATGTCTGAATATTCCTCAGCAGCGGAACTCTCAGGAAACAAATCAACAATGTTCTTGTTTTCTTCAAGGTTCTCTAGGTACTCACGGGGAACTAGACCATAGTAGGTCAGCAAAAGCACCTTTTCATCCTGATACTGGCTCACTTCTTGGGTGGGTTCTAGGTCAGTATCTTCATAAGTGGGCGTAATGTCTACTTTACGGTAGATACCACGCTCAATGCCTTCAACAATCTTGTGGATAGAGATGTATTTCTCTATAGCCACCCCCATGCAGTCATCAACTGAGGTGCCGTTCGGGTCAAAAAGGAAGTTCTTAGGATTTACAGGTGAAATCTTGACAGAAACCCTGTCTTTTTCCACCACGCCAATGGCGGCTTGGCCCATTTGCCCAGGAATTGCCTGAGTAGAGGGTACAAACTGCTTTTCAGTCTTAACGACAATCTCGCCAATGCCTGTGCCGTAAATCTCTGCCATCAACTCAATGGCATCAATGGATTTGCGAATCTTGTCCCGCTTGAAATCTTCCATCAACTGGGCTTTTAGGATGCCCACATCGATGGGGTTGTTGTTCACATCCCGAATGTCATCTTGAATATCAAAGAACTCGCCTTGACCAAAGATAGCTTCCATGATCTCAGCATGACGAGTCTCTACAGCTTGTTGGGTGGCAGGGGTTACGATGCGTGAACGCTCAGACTCACGGGTTTTGTCTTCAGATGCCCACTGTCCACGAAAGATTCGCTCGTATTCAAGCCAATCTGGAAGGAAGTTGGTATCTCTGTAGTCACGCCAGCGGTTGCAATGGTCAGTAACAAAATCAGTCAGGTCTTTATCAGCCTCAGTAGGCTCATAAAACTCACCTTGCTCTAGCTTTTCTTGCTTATCTGTTGCCATAGGATTACCTTATAGACGGGTCAATTGTATCCACAAAAGGATCAGAGTACGATGTAGACCCCATTTGTTTTAATATATCACCTTCTTTCCCTGATGCAATACGATTTATTTGTTCAGGTTTAAGGGCTACTATTTGAGATGGCATAGATGATGTGGCAGATTCAGGTCTTACATAGTTAAATCCATCATATCCTTTGCTTTCTAATAACTTTACTTGCTTATCATAAAGTTTTTCAGGATCAATAAGAACATATAATTTTTTGTTCTTTGCCGCTTCATTTACTTGTTGTTCGTATTCTTTAAATGAACCTGCTCTACTTAAAGTTTTTCCAGCAATAACATCTTCAAGCGAATTTGCTATAGCTAATCCACCTTCTCTAACCGATTCAGGATTTTGCTTCAACCAATTTTTATCAACCTGTATGATACTTCTTGGTGTTTGAAAACCATCAACCATTCCAAAATTAACTTGATATATAGGTGCTGGATTTTTTACAGCTACATTGGCTGCTATTACATATTTACCAAAAATATCAGTAGTTGGATCGTTTATTTGTGGTGAAAAATAAAATCCTCTATTTCCAGCAAAAGAAACTCCCATTGGATTTTTTAAATTCTGGAATTCTCCTTCAAATGGCGTTGTAGTTCTATGATAACCAAGTACAGGCGCTATTGCTGATTCGTTTGCCGCCAAACGACCATAACCCCTCAAAGCAGGGCCAACAATAGGTAAAGAACTCAACAATCCACCGCCAACAAAACCAACTTCAGCCGCTTGCTGGGCCGCTTGTTTTGTTGCAGGATCATCAAATACGCTATAGCCTAACTGATCTGGGGCAGTTCCAAAAAGACCTTGCATAAACCCATAGGTGCGTGGGTCAGCAATGTCTGAAACATTACGTTGTTGAGCAATCTGACGGGCTTTTTCGCCTTGTCTTTGAATGTTTGGATTGCCGTAATATGCACCAGTCGCCATTAAACCCCCGATATGATGTCTACAGGCTCCCACTCTTCATCTTCTTCGGCCTCAAAGTAAGATGTTACAGCCAATTGATCGATATAACTCAAAGCATCAGGAAGGTCATCATGTACGCCATTGGCAGGAAACATCAAGAGTTGGTCAGTGAAGTCATCCCAATCTTCCTCTGAGTTCAGCACAATACGCCCATGCTCAAACCGCCCTTGGAGACTCCAGATGATTCTGTCTGTCTTTTTCCTGTTGCCATGCGTTAGGTCAACTATGTGCGAATATACATTATTTTTCCGCATCAAGTCACTGAGGTAGGGCAAAACAGCGTTTTTAAGCGCCCCACGCTCAATTCCCACCGAAATTGGCCTGTAATCGCGCATCTTCATCAGGATTTTGGCAGCAGTTTCCCGAATATCCCACCGCCCATGGTCAATCTCTTTGACAAACCACTTGCCATCATCAGTGACTTTGACTACTGCAATGGCACTCTCATCTAGTCTTTTTTTCGCGTTAGCAGCTTGTTTAGCCACTTCTTCAAATCCCGCCAAGTCGATTGCAATGAAGTAACTACCATACTCAGGTTCCACACCATATTTGATCCAATCTTCTTTAAAAACATCACTACCTGCGTTGTCAAAGGATGCTAGGTACTCTTGCTTGAAAGCAAAGGAACTCAGCGTTTTCTTGGCAGACTCAATCTCAGTTGGGTCTATCAATGGGTTGTCTTGGGTTGTGAAGTGCCAGGACTTCCAATCAGGATCAGTCTCCTCTTGGCCCATCTTGAACAGATCATAGAACCAGTTGCGCCCCTTTGGAGTACCGATGAATATGGCTCTGCCCTTTTTGTCTG